CTCCCCCGGTGCGTTTGCACTGCCTGAACCCATCCAGCAAATGGATGCACCTGAACCCGAGGCTACGGCTGAGGAAAAAGCTACCCAGCTTCCCACCCCACAAGGTTGGCGAATACTGTGTGCTGTGCCTGAAGTGGATGCAAAGATCCAAGGCACTGAGTTGGACTTGGTTAAAGCAAGTTCAGTAATGCGCCAAGAGGAGCACTCAACCAGCGTGTTGTTTGTTCTGAAAGTTGGCGCTGACGCGTACAAAGACACCACCAAGTTCCCCACAGGAGCATGGTGCCAAGAAGGCGACTTCGTGTTAGTGCGTGCTTACTCCGGTACCCGATTCAAGATATTCGGTAAGGAGTTCCGTCTCATCAACGACGACCAAGTTGATGCTGTTGTGCAAGACCCTCGCGGTATAACCCGCGCTTGAAGGAGTAGACATGCCTGAAGCATTTAAATTCCCAGACGAAATCGACACGAGAACAGACGCCGACGATGGCAATGACATCGAAATCGAGATCGAAGACGATACCCCCGAACGGGACAGAGGCCGCAAGCCCCTGAGTCATGAAGTTGCCGATCCAACCGATGAAGAAATCGAGTCGTACTCCGACAAGGTAAAAAGCCGCATTAAGGAACTGACCCACGCCCGTCACGACGAGCGCCGGAGTAAGGAAACCGTTTTGCGGGAAAAGCAGGAGCTTGAGCGTCTTGCAGGACAGTTGATTGAGGAAAACAAACAACTCAAGACAAACGTCTATAAAGGGCAGGAAGCCGTCATCGAAGGAGCCAAGCAAAAGGCTGCCGGAGAACTGGAAAACGCCCGCCGAAACCTAAAGCAAGCGCAGGAGTCTTACGACAACGACGCCATCATTGCGGCCCAAGAAGCCGTCATGGATGCCAAATTTAGGATGGAGCAGATAAAAAATTATCGCCCTGCCCCTTTACAAGAGGACGAAAATAGGGTACAAACTACCCAAATCCAGCCTGAGAAGGCTCCCCCGGACGAAAAAACGCTGCGCTGGCAGGCCAAAAACCAGTGGTTCGGACAAGACGGATTTGAGGAATACACCAGCTACGCGCTAGGGCTGCACAAAAAGCTAGTACAAAACGGGGTTGATCCCCGCTCTGAGCAATATTTCGAGCAAATTGACGCTCGCATGAAATCTACTTTCCCTGAAGTTTTCAGTGGCGGTAGACGGTCTACGTCCGGTGAGACTCAACGACGACCTACGACAGTGGTTGCATCCGCGTCTCGTTCAACGAGTGGCGGCAAGGTTCGGCTAACTACCACGCAAGTGGCGTTGGCAAAGAAGTTTGGTTTAACCCCACAGCAATATGCTGTACAAGTAGCAAAATTGGAGAGTCAAAATGGCTGAAGTTCAAAACCGTACAAATCGTGACCGCGTGTCACGTGAAGAAAATGCTCGATATGTTTACAAACCGTCGAGTGCACTGCCAGACCCAACACCTGAACCGGGAGTTACGTATCGCTGGATTGCGACACACATTCTGGGACAGTCCGACCCGACCAACGTGTCTCGTAAGATGCGCGATGGCTACGAGCCGGTGAAGGCGGCAGACCATCCGGAACTGATGATCTCCGGCAACGAAAAGACAGGCAATGTCGAAATTGGTGGACTCATGCTTTGCAAGATTCCTACCGAGAAGGCAGCAGCCATGGCTGAGTACTACGCCGGGCAGAACCAGAACCAGATGGACTCAGTTGACAACAACTTTATGCGACAAAATGACCCGCGCATGCCGTTATTCTCAGACCGCAAGTCTTCGGTAACGCGTGGCGGATTCGGAAATGGTATTAAATAAGGAGTCCTTAAATGGCTTATCCGGTTATTGATGCCCCCTATGGGCTAAAGCCGATCAACTTGATCGGCGGTCAGGTATTTGCGGGTTCTACTCGTGAATTCCCGATCACTAACGGTTACAGCACGACGATCTTCTACGGTGATTACGTAGGACTGTCTCGTGGTGAAATCGTGCGCTTGTCTGTGTCTACTGGCACGGCTGGCAATCAAACAGGTATCTTCTTGGGATGCCGTTATACAAACCCAACTACCAAACAGTTGACTTTCTCGCAATACTGGCCCGCATCTACTGCGGCTGGCGATGCAGTGGCCATTGTTTGTGATGACCCCGATACGGTCTTCAAAGGTGTGGTTTGTTCTGCTACTACCGTTATTGGTTCTGGTGCCCGTGCAATGATTGGCCAAAATTTGGCTATGGTCAATAACACTGGTAGTTCCATCAGCGGTGATTCCAAGAACGCAATCTTGGCCCCTAGTGCAACCCCTGCCACCACCTCATCCCTGCCCGTTCGCGTGGTTGGGTTGGTGCCTGACACGGCTGTTTCGCTTGGTAATGCTAGCTATACCAGCATCTCTACCGCTACCGTAACCTGCTCGGCTCTGCCAAGTGCGTTGGTTGTTGGTACTGACGTTGGCTCGTTGGATTCCGCTGGAAACTACGTTTCTTCGGGTTCATTTGTTACCACCGCCGCATCCGCCGGTGCTACATCGTTTGTTTTAAATCAAGCTCCCGTGGCCACGCTCAACAGCACTATTGTGTTTTTGCAGTACCCCGAGATTTTGGTCAAGATCAACTTTGGTCAGCACCAGTACTATGCTGGCACCAGCATTGCTTAAGGAGTAACTCAAAATGGCTATTTCACGCGCACAACTACTTAAAGAGTTGCTCCCCGGATTGAACGCTTTGTTTGGTCTGGAATACGCCCGTTACGGCGAAGAGCACAAAGAACTCTACGAAACCGAGAAATCGGAGCGTAGCTTTGAAGAAGAAACCAAGCTGTCCGGCTTCAGTGCTGCACCAGTGAAGAACGAGGGCTCTGCCATTGCTTATGACAATGCGCAGGAAGCGTTCACCGCTCGGTACAACCACGAGACCATCGCCTTGGGCTTCTCCATCACCGAAGAGGCTGTGGAAGATAACTTGTACGACTCCCTGTCGGCTCGTTATACCAAGGCCTTGGCTCGCGCTATGGCGTACACCAAGCAGGTTAAAGCTGCGTCTGTTATCAACAACGGTTTCTCTTCCAACTATGTTGGCGGCGACGGCGTTGCTTTGTTCAGCACAGCCCACCCGCTGGTCTCCGGTGGCACCAACAGCAACCGCCCATCTACCAACGCTGACCTGAACGAGACTTCTCTTGAGAATGCCGTTATCCAGATCGCCGCTTGGACAGACGAGCGTGGCCTGCTGATCGCCGCTAAGCCCCGTAAGCTGATTGTTCCGCCCGGTCTGATGTTCACTGCTACTCGTCTGTTGGAAACCAGCCTGCGCGTTGGTACTACCGACAACGATATCAATGCGCTGAAGAACAACGGTTCGATCCCCGAGGGTTACACCGTGAACCACTTCTTGACCGACAGCAACGGCTGGTATTTGACCACCGACGTTCCTAACGGCTTGAAGCACTTTGAGCGTTCACCATTGACCAACTCGATGGACGGCGACTTTGATACGGGCAACGTCCGCTACAAGGCCCGCGAGCGTTACAGCTTCGGCTGGTCTGACCCACTGGGTATCTTCGGATCGCCCGGTTCGTCCTAATCGGATTCAGTAAGGTAGAGGTGACTGGCCTGCCACTAGGGCTCCTTCGGGAGCCCTTTTTATTTGTTAATCGCGTATTTTTATTGCCAGACGTTAAATTTGCAAGGTTAAATACAGCCCAAAAACTGTCACAAACACCCCGTAGGATGCAGTTGCAGCGCCGTGCTGCACTATTTTTACAGGGGTTTATCATGGACTTTAAACTGACAATTGATTTGGGTTGGGGTGAAAGCGTTGAGTTTTCTACCACTGAGTTTTGGAAGACCGTGGCTATGGTTGGCTTTGTTGAGCGCATGGAAGGCATCGACGATGAAGTAGCCGAGGACGAGGACGAGGACGACGAGGAAGAGTACGTGTACGACGACGAAGGCTATGCTTACTGGTACGACGAGGAAAACGACGTTTGGTATATGTACGACGCCGACGAAGATGACTGGGTTGAGGTCGAAGTCGAAGACGAGGAGTCTGAGGACGAAGCCGAAGAGGAAGAAGTCGCTGCGTAAATTTACTCATTACAATGAGTAATCTAAGGGGGCTTCGGCCCCCTTTTTGCTATTTAAACGCTCATTATGGTGATGGATTCGGTGGCAGTTAGCACATAAAACTGTACATTTTGCGGCTTCTGTGTACGCTTTTTTGAACCGGCCATTTTTTGCCAGCTCGTGGACACTGTATTCTTTTGTGCCGGGGGGGTGGTGGAAATCTATAACGGCGGGGTGTGATATCCCACATTGGCTGCACGTCAGGGTTGCTTTGTATGCGTTCCACTTTTCCTTACTCGCTTTCCTGTTTTTCTTTACCTTTGTCTTGTGCTCTTTGGCGTTAGCGGCATAGTGTTTGGCCGAGTACTCTTTGGCTTTTTCCTTGCGTTTTTTGGGATCTTTGTACGGCATCTTGACACAACCCCAAAATAGTGTATATTGCACCCAATCCGGGTTTTTCCGGTACATTGAGCAGTCCCGGCTGACGACATACCGATCAATGTACTTATCTTGTATGTAAGGAATATTAATCATGGGATTCGCAACTCACCTAGGCCCTTGGCTGCTCGGCACTGTTAAAAACACAACCGGCACCACTGCTGGCACTATCCAAAACACTGGTACTACTTTAGTCTCCCAGACTAAAAAAGTAGTTTATACAGGCGCTGTAGCCGCAGCAGCTTCCACTTCAACACTGTGCACTATTCCCGCAGGCGCACAGATCGTCAGTATTTTTGTTGACACTCTGGTAGCTTTTACAGGTTCTACCGCAGCTAACGTAGTAATTGGAACATCGGCTTCTACCGCACTGTTCTGGGCTTCTTCGGACATCACCAGTCAAGGCCGTCTGGCTAATACCAACGCTGCTGCCAAGCTGGTTAACTGGGCTGGCGCAACAAGCACTGCTTCCCCCAATGGAATTGGTGTTGGCTCTACGGACGTTACTATTCAAGCTGCATTAACTCCTACCGTTGCGGATGTAACCGCAGGAACTGTGCAATACACCGTGGTGTACGCAGTTGCAAACTCGGACGGATCGCAAGTTCCCGCCTCTGCTTAATTAATCTTAGGGGCTTCGGCCCCCGTTTAAAAGGAGATTGATTATGATGCAGACAGACGTAAAAGCGGCGCATTTAAGCGCGGCTGGTTCGTTTATAGTGGGGCGCACACGCCTTAAAGGTATTGTAGTAAGCCCCAAGGTAACTACCGCAGCCACATTTGAAATCCGTGATGGCAGTGCCACTGCCGCTGTGCTGTTTACGATGGACATTGCCAGTGTTGCTACCCCGGTGAACTTCAACATCACAATACCCGGTGAAGGTATTTTGGCCACTACAGGACTGTACCTAACAACCAGCGTAGGGACTGTTGTGGGTATTGAAGTGTTCTATGGCTAAGGGCGCAGCATGGACACGCAAAGAAGGCAAGAACCCCAATGGCGGCCTGAACGCCAAGGGGCGGGCCTCAGCCAAAAAGCAAGGGATGAATTTAAAACCTCCCCAGCCGGAAGGCGGCAGCAGGCGCGACTCCTTTTGCGCAAGGATGACTGGGATGAAGAAAAAACTTACCAGCGAGAAGACGGCCAAAGACCCGAATTCACGTATAAACAAGAGCCTTCGGGCTTGGAACTGCTGAGGTAGGATATGAACGAACACCAAGAAGCCATGAAAAACGCCCTTGATATCTTGGCAATATTTTCAACCATTGGCACATTTCTGGAAGTAATTTCACCTGTGTTTGGTCTTATCGGTGCAATTGTCGGTGTTATGCGCATTGTTGAGATGGCCACAGGTAAATCCTTTGCTGAAGCCGTAGGCTGGAAGAAAGCTGACGATGCCGTCGACAAGTAAGAAACAACACAATTTCATGGAAGCGATAGCGCACTCGCCGTCGTTTGCCAAGAAAGTAGGAATCCCGCAGTCCGTGGGACAAGATTTTTCCAACGCGGACAAGGGCCGCAAATTCTCTAAAGGTGGTGATACTATGGCTACAAAAATGAACCCGCGCATTGCAGCAATGATGATGGCCCGTAAACCGGCTACAGCTACTCCAATGTCTGCTCCCCCTACAGGTATGAAAAAAGGCGGCATGAGCATGGCTGCTTTTGAAAAATCTGGCAAAGACGTCGAGAAGCGCGGCATGAAAGAAGGCTCCAAAGCTGACATGGCAATGGACAAAAAACAAATGATGGGCATGAAAAAAGGCGGCATGGCTTCTGGCGGTTCCGCTTCTTCCCGCGCTGACGGTGTTGCTACAAAAGGCAAGACCAAAGGCACGTTTGTGAAGATGAACAAGGGTGGCATGTCCTGCTAAGACCATGATGGCCAGCCGGGGTATGGGCGATATCTCCCCGTCCAAAATGCCAAAGGGCAGGAAAACTGCCCGGCGGGATGACACCGACTTCACGCAGTACGCCAAAGGTGGCGAAGTGTGGGACAAACCCCGGCCAAAAAGCCTAGGCGCGTCCAAAGCGTTGTCACCAGCCAAGAAAGCCAAAGCAAAAGCTGCGGCCAAGTCGGCTGGGCGTCCATACCCTAACTTGGTTGACAACATGAGGGCTGCAAAAAATGGCTGAAAAGTGGATTCAAAGCGCAATCAAAAAGCCCGGTGCCCTGCGCTCCGCGCTTGGCGCTAAAAAGGGTGAACCAATTCCCGCAAAAAAACTCGCAGCCGCAGCTAAGAAGCCCGGCAAGATGGGGCAACGCGCCCGTTTGGCACAGACCCTCAAAGGGATGAAGTGATATGGCAATTTCTGGGGCAGCAACGTTTAACCTAGACCTCACCGAACTGGTGGAGGAGGCATTTGAGCGTGCTGGTTCGGAGATGCGCACGGGCTATGACCTGCGCACTGCCCGCAGGTCTTTGAATCTTTTGTTTGCCGATTGGGCCAATCGCGGCATCAACATGTGGACGTTCGAGCAGGGTACCATTAACTTGGTGCCGGGGCAGAACAACTACCCACTGCCGTCTGACACCGTGGATTTGCTGGAGCACGTTATCCGTACGGGCGCAGGCAGTTCCTCCACCCAAGCCGACCTGACAATCACGCGCATCAGCGTCTCCACCTACGCTACGATCCCCAACAAACTCCAGCAAGCCCGGCCAATTCAGGTCTGGATTCAGCGGTTAAACGGCCAGACGTCGGCTGTTGGCACCACGTTGACGGCCACGATTACCTCGACCGATACCACCCTGACGGTTGCCTCCGCCGTGGGGCTCCCCGCTACTGGGTTTGTCCAGATCGGGACGGAAACGATTGGCTACGGCTACATAACCGGCAGCACCTTGTACAACTGTACGCGTGGCCAGAACAACACCACGGCCGCAGCGCACACCGCTGGCGACAGCGTATACGTGCAGAATCTCCCGTCCATCACCGTCTGGCCAACGCCGGACAACTCCACAACATACCAGTTTGTCTACTGGCGCATGCGCCGCATCGACGATGCTGGCGGCGGTGTGAACACAATGGACGTGCCGTTCCGCTTCTTGCCTTGCATGGTTGCCGGGCTGGCGTACTATTTGGCGCTAAAGGTTCCCAATGGAGCCCAGCGGCTGGAGATTTTGAAGTCTCAGTACGACGAGGCATGGGAGTACGCAGCAACCGAAGACCGCGAGAAAGCCGCAGACCGGTTTGTGCCCCGCCAATATTTCATAGGAAGCGGGTCGTGAGATGGGCAATAGGTTCTCATCCGGCAAGAATAGTATCGCCATGTGCGATAGGTGTGGTTTTCAGTTCAAATTAACTGTACTGCGCAAGGAAGTAAAGAAGACAAAGACGTACAATTTGCTGGTGTGCGGCTCCTGCTGGGATCCTGACCAGCCGCAGTTGCAGTTGGGCATGTACCCGGTGGATGACCCGCAAGCTGTGCGCAACCCGCGTAATGACACTACGTACGTAACGGCAGGCGTTAATAGTGCTGGGAGCCTTACAGGCGGGTCAAGGGATGTTCAGTGGGGGTGGGCACCGGTAGGCGGGGCCAGTTCGTTTGATGCAGTTCTTACACCAAACTACTTGGTAGGAACGGCAAGTGTCGGTACAGTTAGCATATCGGTTTCATAGGAGCTAAACATGGCAAAAGCAGAATCAATGGCGTCGGACAAAAAGCAAGACGTCGCGCTCATCAAAAAGGCGTTTAAGCAGCACGACAGCCAAGAGCACAAGGGCGGCAAGGGCACGGCTCTGAAGCTCAAAAAAGGTGGCCCTACCAGCGAGGATCGCATGCGTCAAGGCCGCAACATGTCTCGCGCCAACAACCAAAAGACGGGGTAATACTATGGCCACCATCAACAACAAGCCAGCTTCGGCATACGCCAAGCCCCACACCATGTCGGGCAAGGCGGTCAATGTTTCCGAGAACCCCGGGTTTGGCCCTAACCGCAGCAAGCTGGACACGCTGGATATCAGCGTGGGTACTTACAGCAAATCGGCGGGGGATGAGACCACCAAAACTGACGGCATCAAAATCCGTGGTACTGGCGCGGCTACTAAAGGTCTAATGGCACGAGGCCCGATGGCATGAACTACTCTGAGTTAACCGCTGCTATTGAAGCCTACACGGAAAACACGGAGACCAACTTCGTGGCGGAGATCCCTGTCTTCGTAAAACAGGCAGAGCAGCGGATTTATAACTCAGTTCAGTTCCCCTCGATACGCAAGAACGTAACGGGGGTTATGTCAAGCGGCAATAAGTACATGGCTTGTCCGGCAGACTTCCTTGCTGTTTATTCAATGGCAATATTCCCAGCATCTGGAACAGGGGACTACACGTACTTGCTGAACAAGGATGTGAACTTCATCCGCGAGGCGTACCCCAACCCAGCTACCACAGGCTCCCCAAAGTACTACGCCCTGTTCGGCCCTCAGTCCACCAATCTTGCGGAGTTGACGTTTATCCTTGGCCCAACACCGGATGCCAACTACAACGCTGAGCTGCACTATTACTACTACCCTGAGTCCATTGTGACTGCGGGCACTACGTGGCTGGGCGATAACTTTGATACTGTACTGCTGTACGGTTCTTTGGTCGAAGCGTACACCTACATGAAGGGTGAGCAGGACATGATGGCGTTGTACAACCAAAAGTACATGGAAGCCCTTGCACTGGCCAAACGTCTGGGCGATGGTATGGAGCGTCAGGATGCGTACCGTAGTGGTCAATATAGACAGGCGGTCACATGAGCATAGTCCAGACCCAGACCACCAGCTTCAAGAAGGAGCTGTACCAAGGCATCCACGACCTGTCTACGGACACGATCTACATTGCTTTGTATACAGCCAATGCTGATTTGAATGCAGACACTACGGCGTACTCAGTGTCTTTGGCGGGACAGGTGTCAGCTACAGGATACACGGCTGGTGGGAAGATACTTACCGGGGTAGCTATCAATACGGATGGTTACACAGCCTATGTTAATTGGGCCAACGTGTCTTGGACTTCTGCTTTGACTGCTCGGTGTGCATTAATTTACAACGTCTCCAAAGCAAACCGGTCTATCGCTGTGCTGGACTTTGGCTCCGACAAGACTTCGACCACCACTTTTACAATCACAATGCCGTCAAACACTTCCACGACTGCATTGATTCGCTCGTCTAATTAAGGAGTACCTATGTCCCACGACAAAATCATTGCGACTGACAAAGCTGAAGCAGTCACCAAATACAACACCATGCCAGAGGACTCCATGTCTATCCACGGTACCTACCACGCTGTTTGCTATGATATCACCGGTAATATCAAGTGGGAAGACGACATTGAGAACCTCGTCACTACCGTCGGTAAAAACTCTACCTTGGACACCATCCTTGGTAACGTAGCCGCTGGCGCAGTAGTCATGGGCCTCAAAGGAACCGGTACGGCAGTGGTTGCGGATACGCAAGCATCCCACGCAACTTGGCTGGAAGTTGGTCTGGCAAATGCCCCCACTTACTCTGGAAACCGCCCAACCCCCTCGTTTAGCGCCGCATCGGCAGGCAGCAAAGCAACTTCTTCGGCAGTATCTTTCTCCATGACCAGCACCGGAACCGTGGCAGGGTGCTTCATCAACATTGGCGGCAGCGCTACCAAGGACAACACAACTGGGACTTTGTTCTCCGCAGGGGACTTTTCCAGTTCCAAGTCTGTGGTCAACGGCGATACCATCGCGGTAACCTATACGGCTACCCTGACCTAAGATGGCAACCGGTTGGGGCGTAAATGCTTGGGGTGATGGCTACTGGGGTGGCGGAGATGTATACGCAGATAGCGTAACCGAATCAGTAGCAATCACATCCACCGAGGCCGCAACAGCGGCCTTTGGCGTTTCCATCACAGAGACAACAGCCACATCCACAGCCGAGGCAGTAGCAGCCACATTTGCAGTCAGCCGGACAGAGACTGCGGCAACATCAACCACCCAGGCGGTAGCGGCTACATTTGCCCGATCAGTAACAGAAACAGCGGCGCTGACAGATTCCAACACGGCAACAACTGCGTATACGACCACGGTAACCGAAACCGCTGCAACATCTACCACGGAAGCAGCAAACGCTACTTACCAAGTTTCCCTGACAGAGACAAGCCCGATCACGACTACCCAAGAAGCGTTAGCCAACTTTGTAGCCAGCGTCACCGAATCGGTAGCCATAGCGGAAACAGCGGTAGCTACGCTGATAATGACCATCACGGAGTCGATGACGCTTACGGACAGCACAACGGTTGGAACCTATTACATACAAAGCATCACTGAAACAGCAGCAATATCGGATTCCAATACGGCTATCACCGGTTATCATGCGGCTGTATCTGACACGCTGGCCTTGACGGTGACGCAATCGGGCCGTAATTTGTGGGAAGTAATAGATGACAGCCAGACTCCAAGCTGGCAAAATATAGGTAATACGCAGACACCGGGATGGTCGGCGGTTACAACCACTGAAACCCCAAATTGGACAGCAATTCCTACGTTTTAGGAGCTTTTGAATGGCAAATACATCACTTATAGGTTTGACGCTACCCACAACGGGTACGCTGTCCGGTACATGGGGCGACACCGTAAACAACGCAATCTCGCAGATCGTTGACGTTGCGGTTGCAGGTACGCAAACTATCTCCACCGATGCCGACATTACGTTGGCACTGACAACAGGTAGCAACACTTCTACAGGTTTGACGGGAAACAGCTCCCAGTACGCAGTTATTCTGTGGACGGCGGGCGGTACAGTTACCCGCACCATTACGGTTCCTGCGCAGTCTAAAACCTACGTTGTCATCAACAACACCACAAGCACCCAGTCAATTACGATCAAGGCTGCTACCGGTACGGGCGTTACTTTGGCAGCAGGTACGCGGGCTATCGTGGCTTGGGACGGTACAAACTTTGTGAACGTGGGCGGCGGCTCTGCTGCTGGTTCTAACACACAGGTACAGTTCAATAGCTCTGGCGCATTTGGGGCTTCTTCTGCCCTGACTTGGGACGGCACTACATTAGCAGCAACCAAGTTTGGTGGTGCTTTAAACGGCACAGTGGGCGCTACAACCCCTTCATCGGGCGCGTTTACAACCCTGACAGCCACAACCCCAGTTGCAGTTACGTCTGGCGGCACAGGTCAAAGCAGTGCGCTGACTCAATACGGTGTGGTATTTGCATCTACAACTGGCGCAATGTCCACCACCGCAGCAGGAACAGCAGGTTATGTTTTAACTGCTAACTCTGGATCAGCCCCGACATTCCAAGCACCCGCAGCCTCTGGCGTAACCCAAGCCAAGGCAACTATGATCTCTTTCATCTTCGGCTTCTAAGGAGCAATTATGGCAAACCCAAACCTATTAGCCGCGACAACAGCTTCCGGCACCACGACTTACTATACTCCCGGCGGTACAACTGCGGTTGTTTTGGTGACCAATGCTGCTTCTAGCGGTACAGTTCTAAAAATCAACCAAATTGTTGCTGCTAACGTCAATGGCTCTGCTGCAGTCAATGCAACGGTATCTGTTTACACCAACGGTGCTGTAGCCCAAGGCTCTGCTCCCAGCGGCGGTACGGCGTATCCAATTGTCAGCACAGTGTCAGTTCCGGCTAACGCCTCGCTGATCGTAGTGGACAAAACAACCCCCGTCTACTTGATGGAAGGTACTTGTATTTCCATTACCAGCGGAACAGCCAGCGGCATTACATATAGCGTTTCATACGAAGTAATCAGCTAAGGGGTTAGCCATGTCAATGCGCTACAAAGGCGGGGTCATCTCGGCTACTGCGCCGACAACATCAACCAGTGCAGCTTCTGGTGTATGGACACGCCAGCAACAAATGCAAGCGCAAGGTGCTAGTAATTGGCCTTCTCCTCCCCCGCAGTATCTTGTAGTTGCTGGTGGAGGGGGCGCGTCTGGCGGAGGCGGCGGAGCAGGCGGTTTTTTAAATGGCACATTTACACCTGCTGTAGGGACTACATACACAGTCACTATTGGAGCTGGTGGCGGCGGGGCATTAAATAACTTGACTGGTGGTACAGGCTCAAGCGGCGCAAATTCAGTATTTTCAGCCTATGTTGCATATGGCGGGGGTGGTGGTGGTAACACTGGAAACAGTGGCTTTGGGAATGGCCTTGATGGTGGCTCTGGTGGAGGCGGTGGCCCAGATTCAAGCGCGCTTACAAATGGAGGCGCAGGAGTATCAGGACAAGGATATGCTGGTGGAACTAATGGAGGTGCAAGCGCGGCCCCATATTGTTCTGGCGGCGGAGGAGGCGCTGGGGGCGTTGGGGGAAATGGTAATGCTGCGGCTATTTCTGGCAATGGTGGTATAGGTCAATCATCCTCAATATCTGGGGCTAGTGTTCAATATGCTGGTGGCGGTGGCGGGTCTGGATACGCCACTGGTGGTGGGACTTATGGAACAGCAAGCTATGGCGGCGGTGCTGGTGGTTTTACAGGAAACCCGGGAACAGTTAACACAGGTGGCGGCGGCGGCGGTACAAGCAATGCTGGCGGAGGCGGCGGAAATGGCGGTTCGGGCGTAGTTATTATTTCATCCCTTACCCCCGCAGCTTCAACTACCGGCTCTCCAACAATTACTACCAGCGGTGGGAACACGATCTATAAGTTCACATCGTCCGGTTCAATTACTTTCTAAACACTATGAGCCATTTTGCAAAAGTTGAAAACGGCGTTGTTACGCAAGTTATCGTAGCCGAGCAGGACGTTATTGATTCTGGCTTGTTTGGTACAGGCTGGGTGCAAACGTCTTACAACACTCGTGGTGGTCAACATCCAGAAGACCGTCCATTGCGTAAAAACTATGCCGGTGTTGGTTACACCTATGATGCACAACGTGATGCCTTTATCCCACCACAACCATTTGCAAGCTGGACATTAAACGAGGATACTTGCTTGTGGAATGCTCCTACATCTATGCCAACAGATGGCAAACCATATTACTGGGATGAGCCAACCCTTACTTGGATTGAATTGACATGAGCGAAAAATACCCCGGCGGGCTAATCACCAAAACCCCAGTCACACCAGCAGGCCCGTACCAAACCGGTGCAGCATCCGGGGTATGGACACGCGACCAACAGTTGCAGTACCAGCAACAAGGCATCTGGCCCACGGCGGGGCTTACGCCGCCCTACATTGAGGATGTGTTTAGCACATGGCTTTACACGGGTAATGGGTCTACACAAACAATTACAAATAACATTGATTTAACTTCAGGCGGTTTACTTTGGACTAAACAACGTAGTACGGCTAGAGCTAATGCTTTGCTTAATACATCGTCTATGTATTATATGGATTCCGGTTATACCGGTGGGGATGTAGATGGCTCTCCTGTTTGGTCAATTAGTTCAACTGGTTTTAGCTTACTTGCTGCTTACCCATTAACTAATTCTAATAATGGAACTTATGCGACTTGGGCCTTTAAGAAAAAAGCAAAGTTTTTTGATGTTGTGACTTGGACTGGGGATGACACTACAGGACGGCAAATTCCACATAATTTAGGTTCTGTCCCAGCTTGTGTTTTTGTAAAAATAACTAGTAGTTCGGGTAGTTGGTTGGTTTATCACCAATCAATTGGAACAAGCAAATACTTAGTTTTAAACCTTACAGATGCGTCAGCTAATTTTACAAATTGGATTTCTGTAACGTCTACATCATTTACAGTTAATTCAAGAAATGCATCAGGTTCAACTTACGTTGCCTACCTATTCGCCTCTGATGCTGGCGGGTTTGGCGCTGCTGGTACAGACAATGTAATTACTTGTGGAGGTTTTACAACTTCAAGTTATTATGCAACTGTTAATCTTGGATATGAGCCACAATGGATTTTATATAAAAGAACAGACAGTACAACAGATGGAGATTGGCAAATTGCAGATAATATGCGTGGTTTGTTGGCTACAGCAAATAGCCCATTTCAAGGATTGCAGCCTAATCTTTCTAATGCAGAATCTTCTGTTGGGAACATTCAATTAACTTCTACTGGGTTTGTATTTGGTGGAGCAGCCGCAAGCCCTTACATCTACATAGCAATACGCCGTGGGCCAATGAAAACGCCTACGGATGCGACTACTGTTTACAAAGGTATTGCCCGTACAGGAACAGGTGCTACGGCTAATGTAACGGGGGTAGGATTTCCAGTTGACCTTAACTGGAGTCATATACGAGACGCGGCATATCCGAACGTAACGGTAGATCGGCTACGTGGTACAACTATTACACTTAAACCTAGCACTGCTGATGCGGAGGCAGTAAGTGATACTGTGACTTCATTTGCCTCTATGGATGGTGTGCAATATGGCACTAGTGATCGTGTAAACGCAAGCGGCAACACATATGTCAACTGGTACTTTAAACGCGCCCCCAGCTTCTTTGATGAGGTTTGCTATACAGCAGACTCTTCTCCTCAAACAGTTTCGCATAATCTTGGTGTAGCCCCTGAACTTATTCTCCTTAAATCACGTTCTGGCTCTGGTTCTTGGGCTACTTACTGCGCATATTTTCCAACTCCATCAAATAATTATAAACCTTTAAATTCTGATTACGCATCAACATTTAGTGGGTCTTGGGGAGCAATGACAAGTTCTACATTTATAGTTGATGGTGTCAATTATCCAGCCGCCACAACTGCTGTTGCTTATTTGTTTGCTACTTGCGCTGGTGTTTCCAAAGTAGGAAGCTACACAGGAAATGGAACAACTCAAACCATCAATTGTGGATTTGGTGCGGGCGGTGCTAGGTTTGTTTTAATTACCAAATCAACAGTACTTTCAACTGGTGGTTGGTACGTTTACGACACAGCCCGTGGTATGACAGTATTGACAGACCCATACTTATTTATGAACGTCGATGCGGCTGAATCTGCGACTCTTGGCTCTGTTACGACAGTGACTACAGGTTTTGCTGTCAATGCTTCAATCTTGGCTGCAATTAACACCAACGCTGCAACTTACATTTACCTCGCAATAGCATAAGGACACATCATGGAAATCCGAATCAGAGAAACCGGCGCAGTCGTATTTCAAAACGAGTTTCGCGCCTACGCCCAGACGCAAGGAGCCATTTTTGGTGAGCCTTTGACCGAGGAGTTCATCAACCAATACGGTGGCGACATTGTGCTGGAAGGCCCACAAGCTATAGGCACACGTTACCAATACAGCCAGCGCAGCGGTGTGGAGCAGATCGACGGCAAGTGGTATACCAAGTACATCCTTGGCCCCGTATTTGTTGACGGGGAAACCACCGCTGCCGAGCAAGAAGCCGCATACCACGCCGCCAAGGACACTGAGCAGGCCAAGTCCGTGCGTGAGACCCGCACCACAAAGTTAGCCGAATGCGATTGGACTCAGATTGCCGACAGCACCGCAGACAAAGCAGCATGGGCAACCTACCGCCAAGCGCTGCGTGATCTGACTAAACAAACCGGTTTCCCGTGGGATATTACTTGGCCTGACGCGCCCTAACAGGTGATTTGTGATAGACCCAATTACCGCTTTCGCCACAGCCCAAGCGGCGGTAAAAGGCGTCCAAGCTGCCATTAAGTTAGGCAAGGACATCCACGCCATTACTGGCGAGGCGATGAAGTTTTTTGAGGCCAAGGATGTTGTCCAGCGGGCAGCGTCCAAGCCAAAGACAGGGTTTGCGGGGTCGGACACGGCGCAGGCTTTTGAGATCGTCATGCAAGCCAAACGGCTGGATGATGCGGAAAAAGAGTTGAATCAGTGGCTTGTGCTTAATGGTCATGCCGATGTCTGGCAGCAGCTACTCATCACCCGCAACGACCTAATTCAAAAGCGCAAGAAACAGGAAATCTTGGACGAGCAGCACGCGGCCGCCAAGAAGAAGGAGTTGGACGAGCTGATCAACTGGCTTCTTGGTGGCGCAATAGTTATTTTGGTTTTGGGCCTTGTCTTCTGGTGGCTAACACTTTTGCTGGGGAAGTAAATGAGTGAGGAAAAAATTCAGA